AAAGTAAGCGTATAACGGCTGAAACGTTCACGGACGACGAATACAACCTTTGTAAGGCGAAGGCAAGAAAGACAGTTTTTAACGAACAGCAATTAAGCAAAGGAATGGTTGAGAGAATGAGTGACCGCAAAAGACAACTACTAAAAGAATCAATTCAGTTTGAAGGGTTGCGAGAGTTGTATAAATTATATCTAAGTAAGCAATGAGTCAGTTTACATTTAACGAACAAGGTGTTTGCGAGAACCCAATTCTTTACACCTACAAATGTATAAAGGGTTATGAAGCGAAGGTCAATGTAGCCATTGTTCAAAACGGAAATTGGAGTTATTCAATTAGTTTCAAAGGACAGGATCAAGGTTGGTCGCAGCCTTTGATTTACCACGCTGAATACTGCGTATACAAAACAAAAGAGGAAGCGTTCAACGCTGGTCTTGAATTGCTATTGCACCAAGTAAAGCAAAATAACGACGCGAAAAAGTACGACCGCATTGTTCAGATACTTCAAGACGAACTTTGTCCTGTGGTTGAAAATCAACTAACACTATTTTAATGAGAAAGTATAAATTCATTCACCCAATAACAGGCGAAGCACACATTGTTATTTGTGATAAAATAGAAGAATACGGTTCGGTTAACGATTCATATTGGTGGTGCTTAATCGGAGATAAAATAATTGCACAAATTCCGCAGTCTTACGCAATGATTAGAATAGATGAATCCATATAAACCCGAATACCTGCCGCGTCAGATTGAAGCGTTGAACTATCTTGCAACCGATTCACAAGTTGAGCAGTTACTTTATGGTGGCGCGGCAGGTGGTGGAAAGACGAAGTTCGGTTGTATGTGGCAGATTCAGCGACGTTTGAAGTATGCTGGAACGCGTTCTCTTATTGGACGAAGCAAATTAGATACGTTAAAAAAGACTACATTAAACACGTTCTTTGAAACAGCGCAAGACTTTGGTTTAGTTGCTGACAAACACTACACCTACAATGGACAAACGAACGTGATTAAGTTCTTCAATGGAAGTGAAATAGTATTGAAAGACTTATTTGCTTATCCTTCAAATCCGAACTTCGATTCACTTGGATCGTTGGAAATTACCGATTATTTTATAGACGAGGTAGCAGAGGTAACAGAGAAAGCCGTGAACATCGTTCACTCTCGTTGTCGCTATAAGTTGAACGAGTTCGGTCTTATTCCCAAAGGCTTCTTATCGTGCAATCCTTCGAAGGGTTGGTTGTACAATGAGTTCTATATGAAGAACAATAGGAACGAACTACCTTCACACCGCGCTTTTGTGCAAGCATTACCACAAGACAATCCGTTCTTACCGGTAGCTTACATTGAATCGTTGCGTCGCCTTCCAGAGTACGACCGCAAAAGACTTTTAGAAGGCAACTGGGAGTTCGACGACGACAGCGACAAGCTATTCAACACAGAGAACTTGCTGCGAATGTTTAGGAACGAAGTAATTAATGAAGGCAAGAAGTACATAACAGCCGATATAGCGCGTTTTGGAAAGGATAGGACAATCATTTGCGTTTGGAACGGTTTAACTATTATTGAAGTAATTGAATTGAATCGTGCAGCGTTGGACGAAGTCGTGAACAAGATTCGTTTGATGTGTCAGCAACATTCGATTCTATTGCAAGATGTAGTTTGTGATGAAGACGGAGTGGGTGGTGGTGTGGTTGATTTTCTTAAATGTCGTGGGTTTGTTAACGGATCTAAACCCAAACAACCGCAATACCAAAATCTCAAAAGCGAATGTTACTACAAATTGGCTCAATATGTAGAGGAGAATCGGCTCACTATTTTAGTAAACGGACGCAAGGAACAAATCGTGAAAGAACTGGAAATGATTAAGCGACACCGCGCTGACGTGGAAGGAAAGTTACAAGTAACCCCAAAGGACGTAATCAAGAACCGCGAAGGAATAAGTCCCGACGTTGCCGACGCTATCATGATGCGAATGTATTTCGAACTCAATCCTTCTTATGGACAATATGTTGTAGGTTAGCATAAATTAATTACATTAGCACAATGAAACAAACACCACTATACACGTCACTAAAAATGACACAGGAACGCGAACGCGAAATTGTAAACTCAATGGCGACGTACTTTCAACAAGGCAAGGTTTTAGGCGACATTCTCCTTGAACTTTCGCAGAGAAAAGACATGAACGCGAAGGAGAAAGTGTATCTCGCGCTTATGATTGGTTCAATGATGAGTAAACCGAATCAAGATGGCGCAGAGTAAAACTAAAAAAGGTATCTGCGTGTACTTGCACAAAGACCTGTGGAACGAGATAGACGAGAAGCGAGGTGAGAATAGTCGCAACACTTTCTTAAGTGAAGCAATACAGTTCTCAATGAAGTTCTACGTTCCCGAATCTAAAGTAAAACACTCAGAACAAACGTCGACAAAATAGCGACGGTTGACGTTACGACTAAAGCGCGGTTTCTGCGCTTTTTTTGTTTCTCCAATTTCTTTTTATCAGACGTTAGGTTGTTAATTTCACCCTGTAACACATCGGTTTTTTGTTCATAAGCCTCAACCGTTTCTTGTAAGTTGTTTACTTTTTCTCCTTCGATGTTGATTTGTTCCTTCAAGTTGTTAATGACCAACGAATCAGCGGCAATAACGCTATCACAGGAGTTCACCAAAGTGATAACATCAACGCGATTAATAGTATCTCGAACAATAACAATATCACGAGTTCTTTGATAGGTGGTCTTGGCTTTAGATTGAGCGTCTTCATAGGTTCTTAATTCTTTATAAAGTTCAATTTGTTCTTGAAGTAAGCGGTCGTACTCACCAGCGTTGTAGTTAATGATGCTATCTTGTTTTTGTACTTCAACGTGTACATCTTTTGGCTCTTTCTTTCCGAACCAATGCCAACAAACAACCGTCCAAATGGTGGTTGTACCAATGAGCAACAAAGCAATTGCAAGTATATTCTTTCTCATAATATCTGTCCTTCGTGTATTCGTAAATTCTTTACGCTATAATTTCCATTCGTTCCTTTCTCAACGATAGCGAAGCCGTGATTGTACTTCGAATACGGATTGTAGTCGGGACTGAGTTCGCTTAAACAACCGACACCCCAACACGTTATGAATTTTCCGTTAGCGTCGCGCTCGTTGTGTTCTGCTGTTTGGTGGTGATGTCCGCAAAGCGCGGACACCTTCGTCTTCATAAACAACCCACGCGCAACGTTTACCGAAGGAAGGAATTGTTTTCCGAATTCGTGACCGTGAAAGATTGAAAGTTTGCCGATGTTCAGTTTGCTCTTTCCGTCAATCCACGTTATATTGTGTTTATCGAGATGACACAAAGACGAAAAGTCGAACGCGTCAATGTCGAATAGTTCGGGTGCTTTAATTCGCATATATCTCCAATATCTTTCTTCGTGGTTGCCTTCCTTGTAATAGATGTGTGCGGTTGGAAATTGACCGCGTAAGGTGTCAACGAATTGACGCATTGCGTACAACTCGTCTTTGAATTTTCTTTTGCGTGGATCCTTGACAAAGTCGCTAATCATGTGACAATCTAACGCGTCGCCGTTTAGAATTACCGCGTCGCACCCTTGACGTATACCTTCGTTGATAGCAACACTCAACGCTTCGTTATCTTGGTAAGGAATGTGAATGTCGGACAAGATTAAAAACTTGTTTCCCTTCAGATCAACGTGTTTTCTTTTCTTCGCGTAAGACTTCGGAAGCGCGTAAGGGTTGGAAGGTCTTTGTTTAGTGTCCATTAATTCTTTTTGAGTGTTTGAACTTCTGCTATTCTTTCCAATTTTACCGCGAATAGTTCTAACGTAATTTCGCGCGTGTTCAACTGAATCAAACGCTTCTGGATATTCATTGAATAATTTTGAAGCTAAAGAGTGCGAAGGTGCTTCGGGAAATTTGCTACAAATCTCCACCGTTATTTTCCGCGCTTCTGTCTGTGGTCGTCCCATTCTTTTGTTTTGTAAATCGTTCAATTACCGTTCCGCCAAACAAACCGCCTGTCAAAAGAGCGAGTGTGTCGAACATCGCGATTGGACAAACGTAATATGTGAATGTTGCAATGTAACTCAAAACGATTAGGTTAATTGTAACAAATATAGCAACAATTCGTTTCGAACTTACCTTAGTTGAACTCGTGACTAATTCCTTCAGCCACGCTTTCAACTTGTCTTTCATAAAAATTTCAATATGAACTGAACGATTAAGCCACCAACGACACCAGCCGCCGTTGCGATACCACCTAAACGAGCAACCTGCAAACGTTGATTCTGAATGTACTTGTCGTGCTTCTGAACCTTACTCACAAGACCTTCAATCTTCATTTCATCGTCGCCAATTAAGACGTGATAGATGCGGTCAATCTTCTTATTCAACTCCTGCAATTCTTCGTGTATCAAAGCTATTTCGTTTTCTGTGTTCATTTGAAGTAAAGTTGTATTTCTGCTTCACGTCGGTTAACTAATCCCTTTAACACAACACCACCGCCCTTGTTCCAAAGTCTAAAAGAATCAGCAATTGTAGCGTCGTTAGGGTTCACGTTTAATTTTCTTAATACGGACGACTTCTTGAACCCACCTGTTCCGATGTTGTACGCAAGTGAAACACACGCGCTAAATTGGTTCTCGTTGAGCGTTTGCGTTATCAATGCACGAACGGAAACGGCGAATTTGTCTACAACGTTTTTTGCTAACTGCTCCGCTCTCGCTTGTGTTATTACATCGCCTTGCTTAACCTTCGTACCGTCTTCGTAGAAAGTATTTCCGTATCCAATCGTCCACACGTTTGCAGGACACAAATAAGCCTTCAATCGACAACCTTCAAAGCGCTTCAATAGAGCGTAACCGTCCGCATTAACTTTCATTCACAAGTCGTTTAATTTGTTTCTCTTTTTTCAAAAGGTACTTACGAAACTTTTCTTCGTACACCTTCTGTTTAACCATATCTTTTTTGCGCCCTGCTTTCGCCATTTGTTTTTGTTTTAGTTATCTAATCCAACCAAGACCTTGTCTTCTGTAAGTATAAGACTTTCTATCGCGTCCGTCGCTAATCTCAAAAGCGTTCGACGGATAAACATTTGTTCGTGACCATATCTGCTGAGTTTCGTTCGTGGTGTACTCTGGAAAGTCTGATTGATTTAAACATAACAAGTCGACCATTCT